GGTCGTCAAGCGCATCAATCTCCTTATTAAGTTCTTTTATACGTTCCTTGTGTGCTTTGACCTCTGCCCTCCTTCTTTTCTCCGCTGCGCTTATAGCATCATTCTGTGTCTTGGAGTTGATGACCCCAAAGAACTCTAACGCTTTTGTCACACCGTAGATAGCTGCTAATAACGGACCAGCGAGTACTCCTATCAGAACCTTCGCCACACCATTCATGCTTTCAAACTTGGCGATAGCGTTTTGGATAGGTTTCTGAAAGGCAACGATGCCTGCTATGAGCAATCCTATCGCTGTAACGATTAACCCGATAGGGTTCATGCTCATTACAAAGTTCAATACCTTCTGCGCTTTTGCTTGTAGCTCAGTAACGTCTGTCAGCTTCTTCATAGCCACAGCAGCAGCACCCATGTCTTTAATTCCCGTAGCAAATGCCATAGCCCCCATCACCTTTGTCATGGTTTCCTCAAACGCCTCCGACTCTACACCCGCTATGGCGATAGCACCTTCAACCGCTGCGAAGCCTCCTGCTAATCCTGCGACCACATCCGTTGCGGCGGTTAATTTTTGCTCCATATCCATACCCTCAAAGGACGCCTCGAGGTTTTTAACTTCGCTTTCAGTCTTAGATATTTCACGCGCCATTTTCTTAAATTCCTGCGTTCCTATTGGAATGGAATCTAATTCTTCGCGCATCTGCTCGAGTTCGTTGTTAAGTTGCCCTAACGTCTTTGCAGACTTCGACCCGTTAATGTCTATTTCATATACTAACTTCTCTGCCATCTTAATTCGCTATTTCAAACCAGCCGTCATTGGTATAAATTAGTGTTACGGTGCTTTCGCTCGAATACTCAATACTTCTACTTGCTCCATTGAGAGTTGTGCCACTCGGCGTAACCCTTAGTGACCCGCCTGTTGACCTAAATGACACCTGCCTGCCAACTTCATCACCTGCGTTTAGTGTAGCTATCACCACCCCCCCGCTTGTGTCTACATTCGTGAATCTTACGTCAGGATTAACCGTGAAGTTGCTCGATTCCTCCCCGAACTGCTGACCACCTCCCCTTGTAGGGTCTTGTGGCTGTATCTCATTACCTGAATAACTTAACGCCTCTGCGCTGTCGGCTTCCACCACCCGCACTAATTCAAACATCGTAGTATCGTTGGCTTCGGGGTCAAATTCTTTAATCTCATTTACCCTGTACACCACCCCGTTTATCATTAACAACTGATCAAACGTAAAGTCATACATCCATTCAGCATCCACCTTCAAAAATAACGTGACTATCTTACTATCGCGTCCTGTGGTTTCTCTTACAAATCTTTCGTACCCAGTCCACAGATTGTTGTTAGTATATGCCGTTGGCTCAAAATAGATTTCTTCAGGCAGCGTCCAATTCAAGTCGAAGTCGGCATTGGTTAAATCCATCAAATGATTTGCGTTCGGGTAATCGTTGTGCGATGTGCCGTTTGTGCCGTCGTCATCGGTTAACGTGAATGTTCCCGAACTCAATGAAACTAATCCATTGTAGATAAATAGTCGGGGCTTGCCCTTGAACGGGCTTTTTGCACCTGTGGAATTGTCTATCCTTACTACTCGTGGAGAAATAATTTCGGAGTTAGGAACGGTTACTGGAATTGTTTGGCTAAATGGCAATTCAAACTTTCTTACCCCTGTTTGAAACGTCGAAGGCACTTCGTAGGTGTAGTCCCCGTAGCCCCTGCCGTATTCCTCTACATACCTTGTGGTCCAATAGTCCCCTGATGCAGACCACTTATATTCATATAACTTGCCCTCAATGCTTGACGCTGGCTTTATTACTATCGGTTTATTGTGGTCAACCAACTCGGTCACATCTACCGCGTCGTCCGTGTCTTGATAAAAATCCTCTAACGGTTCTATTTTTATTTCCCCTTCTTCGGTTGGATCACCCACGTACAAATTAAACGCCCTTACGATTCCTTTTACAAAGTCCGAACACTTCATGTTGGGCGCGAACCTTGCAAGTTCCACCGTGTCCCCGTCTGTTATAGGTGTTTCTATTGCCTCCATTAAGAAACGCGCATCGGTGGTGGTATCAAAATCAAAGTCAATAGTAGGAACGTTCGTCGGGTTGCCGTTCCATGTTATCGCACTGTTTAGCGTCTGTGGAAAAAATGCTACGCGAATCTCATCACCTGCCAGTAAGTCTAATTCCCCTGTTATGTTTATTGCTGTCGAAGTGTACGACGCTGTTGTGCTTGCGGGGATAGTCACAGAACTACCTGGTAAACTTGCACCGTTCCTTTTTAACAGAATCGTTAATTTCGGGTCGTGCGTTATTGTTGAAGTCGGGGTTGCTGAGAATGGTGCGCGGGCGCGTATCGTTCCGCTGAATGTTATTCGATACTTTCCTGACTGAGCGACCGTAACCCGTCCTATTGTGGTATTGAATTGCCCTATGTCGTCATCGGTTAGGGTGAAGGTAGAAATATCGCCCCAAACAGGCTGTGGTGGTCCACCATATCTATATTCGGGCGTCCCGTTAGGGTTGCCAAAATAAAACGGTCCTTGATTGTGTGATACGCTTTCCGAATAGTCTAAGGCGTTGTCGTAGTCTACTTCACGCGCGTCTATCTGCGCCTGCGAAAGCCTGTTCTTTTCTCCACCGCCCCAACTTACCAAAAGTCGCTTGATCTTTTCTTCGTTAATCCAGTTTCCTGTTATGGTTAAGTCTGCTACCTCCGCGCATTTCTCTAATACTTCTTTAACATACAACAAAGGAACAATATCAGTAGTGCTAAGCGTCGTTAAATCGTCCGCATAGCCCCAGTCAATGTGAGGGTAAACATAACCGAACCCGTCAGGAACTCCCGTGGTAAAGTTTGAAGTAGGTGTTGAGTTTACTACTACGGACGTGTCCCAACTATTTTCAATGTTCGTTTGGTTTAACGTGTGGTCGTATTCGGACCATCCCAACCCTCCTACGGTTAAGTCGCCTAATTCTTTGAACCAGTCCACGTAATTAGAATAAAGCCCTACTTCAAAGCTGTACTTGCCCTTTTCAATCTTTACTTGGAACAACTGTAAAAGACCATCGAACAATAAATTGCCCCCTTCATAGACTTGTGCTTCTACCCGTACCGTTGGGTCAAACTGAAAGCCCGTACCCGCACCCAAGTCTGTTATGCTTAACGCATACGCAGAATAGAATATGTTAAGGTTGTTGCGGTCGCCTGGTAGTGTAACCGTCAACGATCCGCTGCGCTTTCTCTTTTCGGGGTTTTTAACATCCGCGATGGAGTAGTTCAAAGGAAAGGGTATGGACTTTTCTAAAGTCGCCTCTATGCCGTTAATGTATAGCTTCATACGATTGGTGCGTAATCTACTTTACTGTAACTCAACTGCACTATTTCATTGAAAAGGTCGTCTAATCCGTCCTCTTTCAGCGTGTACCCTCCTTCGACATTCATTCTCCACGTGCCATCGGTGTCAATCATTGTGATAGATGTGGATGGTTTAAGAGAACGTACCAGCCAATTTTGTTCTGACTGCCCTATCCAGTCTGAGGAAACCTCTATTTTCTCCTGAACTCGCGCCCCGTAGTTTACCACCTCACCGTTAGAAGTAGAATATTCGTATGTTGTGCCGTTCCATCGCCCCCACTGTTGCTGATACTTCCACCTTTCTACTTCTCCTGAGATTTTAGACCTCAACTTAAATGTATAAGATTCTATACCCCCAAATCTATCCAACCAATACAAACGCCTATCTGTTAGCGGATGGCACGTTCTATCAATGTCTATTCTTGTTTCTACTGAACCTTTAGTGTTGATAGATATGTCCACAGTGTAATATGCTGAATCGGTAAAGTTCTGCGCTGTTAAAGTGGTGTTGCTTACCAAGTTGTCAGGGTCTACCCGCCATAAATTTATGTCGTTAGTGCTTACTGAACTATCGGTATAACTCGCCACACTCGACCCTGCTTCATCGTAAAGCGTAACCGACAAAATACTGGTTGCACTGTCGTTTATAGTCAACAAATAAAGTTCTTCGCCTGTCTCCTGAACGTACCTATTGATTGCTGAAGGAAACGAACTCAACACTTTGTCTGCGCCTGCTTCGTTTAGGTTGTAATCGTCGCTATCCCAAGCTTCAAATTCTTCCTTTCTCAAAGATGCCTTAAAAGCGGTTATCGTTGTTGTTTGAGCGTTAGCCCCTACGCTTGGGGTTGCCCCGTAGTATTCGTAAACAACTAACTGAACGGTGCAATAATTGGCAGCGTCTACTATTTCCGTTGTTTGCCCTCTTGTTGGTGGTGAACAGTTTGCACGTGCTATCTCACTTGCATCGAAGTGTGCGTAATTGGAGGTCTCTACAAAGATTTTATGCGTAGAATGTATTACAGCGTTTATCCTTACGTCTACCTGAAAGTAAAAGTTAGCCTGCCCCGTTTGATCGCTGCTAAACGTCCACGTTACAGGATTATCCGAAGGTGTGTAATCTTTAGGCTCGCTTTGTATCGTTACTGCCATTACTTTTGTCTAAATGCTTCTTTTAATTCAACTGTTATTTCCCTATTCATTACTTGACCTAATTCCTTTTCCAATTCTTTGGTGCTTACTTCGTTGATAGCATCCGTAAAGAACTTGGTAGGCTTTATACCCCTTCGTTTGATATTCTTAGCTATCATTATGGCAAACTGTCTCGGATCTACCCCCGCAGGTATACTCATCCCCGCCGATGCTATCCAAAACTTTTCAATCTTATCTACCATCCCCCGTGAGATATGCAAATTCTTAAACCTGAACTTTCCGTTATACACTTGATGAAAGTTGGTTTGCCCTTCATATCCTGCCCATCCCATTCCTGTTACACCCTGATCTACGAAGTCTAAGTAATCGTCTGCGTAAATCTGTACCGCAACGTCAGAACCTTTAATATCCGTTCGTGGTCGTATCGACTTCTGCAACGCTCCCGTTCTTGACCTAACCCGCTCTTCGTAGTTTTCTTCTGACTTTTGAAGTATCATTCCTGTAAACTTCTGCACAGTCGCCCCGATGGATGTTTCCACCGCAAGGGTTAAACTGCCTTTGGGTTTACCTAAATCAGATACATCTAATGCCATACCATTAAAATAAGAATCAACGCCTATTGTTCATTTTTCTCATTTCGGCTTCCTGTTCCTTAATGTAAAGGTTCAGAAAGTCCATCCGGTAATAAGCATGGTGAACCTCCCAGTTAGTTACGTCATCCCACGAACAACCGAACTCTTTGGAAAGTATGTGGATTATCCTTGTCCACTCATAAGTCGATTGACCTCCTTTAGTGCTTTTTGATTTACCTTCGTCGCTTTCTTCATCCGCTTTAATAGGTCCGTGTCTCTTAACATAGAAATCTTGCGCCATGCGAAAAAAAAAGCCACACACTGAGCGTACACTTCACGCGGGAAATGGTCGATAAACACTTTTGCACGTTCGCTCATGTCTGTATTGCCATAAGTCCGACCTTCTTCGATGTATATCATTGCAGCCAGTCTTTCGGATTGTCGCTTAAAGTCCGTGTTGCTCATGTCCACCAACTGCCCGAACGTCCATTGCTTTTCGTTTATGGACCTGCGAGTATATTTCACCCCTTCCACTTTTAACGATTCAGGTGGTATGCTATCCCATTTTAACCCGCCCATCATTTTCATAACATGGATATACGCAGGCTTTACGTCCTTCGGTTGCAGTTCCATTATATCCGCTTCAGGAAGTTCGCAAAATATAGACAACACCTCTGCCATGTATTCGGCTGCGCGGTGGTCGTTTGCCTTTGAATGGTCAAGGTGTGCAAATTGGTATAACTGCCACAACTCGCAGTCCTTTACTTTTGATGGTACTTCAATCTTCATATCTCAATCGGTATATTTCGTTGGCTATCGCTGCCTGGTGTTCATCATTCCTTACACATTCTGCGTGAATGCTTACAGGGTTGTCAATGTGCTTTATCCAGCTCCCCTTATGTGGAATCGTGGTAATATCAACCCCGAAGTGAACAGCGTCCAAACTAAGTAAAAGATCGGTCATTTTTCTGCGCTCATCGAACGCAATCCCTTTGGGGTAAAACTCTCTTGTATCAAATGCGCTTACACCCGTGCCACATACGTCTAACTTAGTCGTGTCGGGTTGGTTGGTTAGGCAATGGTACACTTTATGCGCTCCGTAGTATTTCTTACGCGCTCCTCGTAGTTTGCGCCCATGATGAGTGATTACCCCACCATAGTCGTTTAATGCGCTTAAGGTGCGCTTAACGTAGTCTTTCGGGTAAATTAGGTCGTCATCACAGGTAAAGTAGTATTCATGTTCTTCAATGGTATGAAGGAAGAAGAACTTGCCGTTGTCCGTCAGGTCTTGCCCTACCGTTCCTTTTACACCCATGTCTTTAGCCCATTGTGGAACTTTAGGGTATTTGTTGAAATACACCCGCACTTCGTCGAACTGACTAAGCACAGAAGTTAACATGGTCTTCAAACTTTGTTCCCGTTGTGGAAACGTGGCGATATTGCACGTTACTTTCATTTCTTTGTTATATGTCCTTCGTGTAGTAACGTCTTTGGATCGTAACCGCTTTTGGGAACTTTCATCTGCTTGTCCAATTCCCTTACAACGTCCGAAGGGTTTAATTCAACGTCCAAAACATCGCAGTAGTCCTGAATCAACATTTCAGGGTCTTTGCGTATCATTCCGAACTTCTGCACGTAGTTTGCTCGCTTTCTAAAGTGGTCGGCAAATACCATAAACTCGTCGAACCTTGCTATGTTCGCCTCTGCCGAAAATCTTGTGTCGGGGTTTTCCTTCAAGTACACCGCGCGTCGCTCCATGCTGCCTTTAATTTCATCGGGCTTTCGATAGGTACTAAATAAGAAGTTAGCGTTGTTAATCACCTTGCGTGGCTTGTGGGTCTTTATAATGTGAACAGGTCGCGGGTCTTCCTTTTTGTAGTGATCCACCCAGCACGAATAAACCATATCCTCCCCGAACGCCATTTCGCAGATAACACGTACAGCGTTAAATTGCCAAGTCGTTCCGCTTCTGTACATCCCCGCCGTTACTATCTTCATTCTTTTTCGTTTAGTCCCAACACTTTTAGCACGTTGGGCGATGAATCTATCTCTGTCGAATAGTGCCAACTGTTATCCGTCCCAAAGCTAAGACAGTACATCACATCCGCATCCATTCCTATCTGTATCCGTGTCACCTGTCTTTCCTTCTGCTCAGGATCTGTCTTTAAGAAAACGAACTCCCCTAATACAAATTTAATCTTTACTTCCACACCTTCCTGATTAACCACATTACAGGCATGAAAGCCACTTTAATAACTAAAGGTATAAGGAACAGCGGAGAAGTAATCATGCAGGCAAATATAAACCAGCCCACGAACTTCTCATTATTTATACTTTGCCCTAATCTTTTCGATATACTCTTTTCTCTTGTGAAAGTCCTTTTTGCTCTTTTGCGTCCCATGCTTTCTATACTTGTAAGTTACGTGATCTAAGTACCCTAATTTACCGCCATTCGCCAAGACCCGCAAATGAAATTCTAATTCCTCTCCCGTCCATACTTCCTCATTCCATCCGTTTATCTCTATGGTCTTTGAAGTCCTATACATACAGCTGCCACCGTTGATAAAGTTCTTTCCCGCTAACTGTCGTGCGTTAAACTGCTTTCGTGTTGGCTTCTTTACATTCGTTGCGTTAGGACCAAAGTGCAAACTGTTAGCGTGTACCAGGTCATGACCAAAATTCATCTCTATTACTTGCCTGTCTGTTGCGTCTTTTGGTATTAAGTCGTCATCACACAGATAACGCCAGTAATGCCCTGACGCTTCCTCTAAGCCTCTGTTGATATTATACCCTACCCTATTGTTTGACTGACTTTCGATAATCTCTATATCGCCTTCGTATTCTTGCGCCTCTGCTGATTCAATCGCTTGTTCTAAATACCCCCTATCATACACGTAAGGAATGATAATCGAAACGGGGGGCTTCCAATTTGTGATTAACGGGTGCTTCTTCCGCTCTTCAGGGTTCATCACAGATTCATGCCCCAAGTGATTCACCAACGAATAAACTACACTCCATATTTTTCCATGCTCCCTGAACGCTTCGCTCAACTTATGCCCTAATCCTGACCCGCTGGTGTTCATCTTGAAGAACTGTTCCCCTATATCTTTTAACTTGACCTTTGCTAACGTGTCGCGTGAGCAAGCGAAACATCCGTCAACCCAGCCTGTGTTCCAGTATTGAGTTTTGAAGGACTGTACAATATATGGCTTGTGGCTTTTGAATTGCTTGCGCGGTGTCCTGTTGTCTGCTAATAGGTTAAGACAACAAACTTCTTCGGGGGTATTGTAAAACTGTTCTTCTATCTCGTCAACCGTATATTGGTGGATCTCTACGTCGTCTGGCATCATTACGCACAACTCATCGACAGCGTGTTCTAATACGCATTGTATCAAATACCGAAAGGTGGCTATGTAACCCTCCTTGCCCCCGTTCTTCTTTGCGTAGTTCTCCGCGCCTTTAATTAGGTATTCTTCGCCTCCGTCCCGTAATACAACAACTCTCGCGCCTTGCTCGGTTAAATCATTAACTAACTGTTGGCACGTTTCCTTTCGATTATATGTGCATATACCTACGACCATTTTACCGCTATCCTTCCTGCTTTTTTCTTGTGCAGCCTGTTTAATGCTACGTACCTCAGTGCGTCTATCGCGTGGTTGTCCTTATCCGTTGGTTTTCCCGTGTACTCCCCTGTTCTGTTCTTGTCCCAACTATAACCGCGCATTTCCTTGATTAAATTTACCGAATCTCTTGTAACCTTAATGTTAAATCTTTGCAGTAGGTCTATACTCATCTTAATCGAATCAGCACCCTTGTGCGCGCCTTCGATGTTCCAGCCTTTTCGCTTTAGTTCTTCTATGCTTTTTGGCTCTGCGCTGTCCGCTACAATCTTTCCACTAACACCCCACTGATGCAGTTTTAAGTTTAGGTCTTGATTGGTTAGTTCCTTATCGTAGATGACCTCCTTAACGTACAAGTCATCCCCCATCATTCTAACCTCAACCACCGCTGCGGGATCAAAACTAAAACCGAAGTCTAAGCCGTACCCTAATAACCTTGCATCGCTTGGGGTGGTGTCTACTATCTCAAAGTTAAATATAGTGTCCTGAAGGCTTCCTATCTCGCCTAATCCGTACACCTTCCACCAGTTCGCCCAGTAAGCTGAATCTTTTGCCTTATCCCTTGCTTTCTCTATTTCATCCCGTACTGTGCTTGGTAACGCTTCGTTATCCTTGTATGTTAATATAAGATGCTCCGCGTCGTCGTCCTTCAATACTTCTGTGTGCGCCCAAAACTCTGTGGTTGGGTTGAAGTCTAACCATATCGTTCCGCTGGTACGTATCGCCATCTGATGGTAAAAGTCAAACGGGATGTTATTAGCCTCATTCACGTAAAGAGTAGTCCGCCTTGCGCCTCTCAACCTTCCTTCCATATCCGCTGAAAAGAACTCAATATAACTTCCGTTAGAAAAGGTGTATGTTAAAAGTGACTTGTTCCAATGTGAATTTATGTACCTTCCTGTCTGCTGCATAATCTTTAGAAAGTCCTTCATTGCGCCCCGCCTAAGATGCGGTATTGATTCTGAAACTATGCTGACCTCCTGACCTGGATTTCTTATAGCGTCGTCTACCAGTATTGGTATTATCCCAAATGTCTTTCCTGCTGACGTGCCTCCTTGAACTACCCTTTTACGGGCTGTTAGTTCACGAAGTTTATCTATGGCGGTGGTGTATTGGAATCCTAATGACATACGTTCGACGGTGAGTACCCCGATTCCCTAAGAAGTCTTAGTTGGATTCCCAAACAAAGGTTGCTCCGTTTTGACCTCATGTTCCTTCTTGTCAGTTAATCCGTTTATCCTTGCCGTCAAGTTAGAATTGTACTGACCTACCATGCCCCCTTCTAACTGATCCATACGGATTTCTTCGCGCACGCGTGTAATGATGCGGGAAAATGGCTTGTATCGCTCGTCTCTTTCCCTCATGTAGTCATCTATCCCAAAGTTTCTTTTATTCCACACAAAGGTTGTAAAGCCCTCTATTGTGAGTGGTCTTTCAAGTGGTGTTCTTACCTTGTCTCCATCCTTACCAACGTATTCTATTCTGTATCGCGGGTTTTCTTTTACGTCTTTTGCGTACTCCACGAAGTCTTCCCACATTTCTGAGGGGTCTGAATAGTTCATTGGTCTGCCTGGCTTACTCACGGATAATCTGTATTACTTCTTCTTTTCTTGCGTTTGCTGGTACTGTCTTGCCTAACTTCTTTGCCTCTGCAAATAACTCCTTTCGCGTCATTTCTCCAAGTGGCTTATGTTCTTCAGGCGTCACCCTCTTAACGATTCTCGTCGCTGAAAGGTTTCGTTGCGGTTTAATCATTGCAGTGTATATGTCTTGCATGATTCTGATTTTACAATCCCCACACCCCATGTTCCATTCTGCGGGCTTACCGAGCATTTTAGACGATTGAAAATACGCCTGCTGGAGAAGTTGTATTTCTTCTTGGTCGGGGCGGTAACTTAGTGCGTCCCCTTTTGCAATAGCTTCTACAAAGTTGGCTAATTTTTCTGTTAGCTTTACAGCCATATCCGATTTATTAAGTTGATTAGGAAATATGATGTTAACGAGTATAGTAGTATTTCAGGGGCTTCAATGATGTATAGCACCCCCGCAGCCCAAAATGTTAAACACGCATCACACTCAAATGGCTTTAGCGGTTTGTCTTGGTTGGCAACCAATAGATACTTTATTCGGTAGTTGATAGATTTGCGCCCTAAGATTTGTGTTCTAAGTAAAGACCGTAGCCCTATGCCTAAGCCTATCGACGCTGTGATGAATAGCAATTCACTCATGGTTCTTCTTTGCCTTTTCTACAAACTTGTTACGGTAGTTGATTACCGTTCCTACACTTAACCCTAAATCTTCTGCTGTCTTGTGGACTGATCCCAACTCGCAATACCTATTCACCACTTCGCATATCAACATACTCCTTTCGTCCTTGCCCTGTGTCTCAATCTGCTCGCCTAAGTATCTCATTTCTTCGTTGTCGTCCCATTGAAACGGTTTGCCGTAGTCTACGGGTCGTAACTGCTTTCTCTTTTGCTGAACATAAACACTAAACGCTGACCTATAAAAGTAACACGCTGGACAATCCAACCCCCGAGTTTCATGCAAATGAATAAGGGTGTCGTGGTATAAATCTTCCCACTCGCTTCCCGCTAAACGCTTGCAAATATCTCTGCACTTATCGTTTATGAACTGTTGCAAATCTAATCATTTGCGCGGAAATATAAAAAAATTCTGCCTAAAGCAGTGTTAAGAAAACGTAAAAAAGCAGGAGGCGATTCATTTCCCCCTGCTCAGTAAACAAAACGCCACCGTTGAAAAGAACGTACTTGTGAGGTTGGTGGCGACCCGACATGAACTGCTAATGTAAGCATTTATCTATACTTCTCTAATATCTCAGGGTGTTTTTTTAGTCACTTTAGCAATCTTACTATACTGCTCTCTAATTCTTTCGCCATTCTTCTTAACGGCCTTCTTTACATGCCACGGTAAGAAAGCAGCCATCACATGACCAAACCTTTCATCACTGATAGAATACTCCTCCAGTACCATCTGTCGAGCCCTCTCCTCGCTCGCCCCAGAACGCATTAAGTCCAGATACGTATTTCCTATTCTCTTAGACCTGTCAGCAATCTTACCCGTGTCAAGACCCCTATGGTATGACGCATTACATTCTTTTGAGCAAAATGCGTTTTTATGGGGTTGCACCTTACACCCCGCCCTATGAAAGTGTTCACCACAATAGTCACACTCCAACAAGTACCTAACCCCGTTGCCAGTTACACTTCTCTCAATTACCTTTGCCATCTGTAAGTCCTTTTAATATTTCTTCCTTGTCTGCTTTGCTTAATTTTACCGTTTCATTTCCTTTCCGCACAAGTGCCTCCACCCATTCCCTGCCCCGCTGTTCTTCCAGCCAATGCGTAAACTTTACGGGCGTGCCGTGTGCGCTAAACTCGTTTGAGAAGACATGGTGCTTCTTGCACAGGGTAATCCCATTGTCCAAGTCCCAGCGGGTAGAGCGGTTAGCCCTTCCAATGATGTGGTGAGCGTCCAAATTCTCTGTTCGCCCGCAGTACATACACTTACCGTCTCGTTTTCGCACAAGTTCCGACCACAGCCGATCCAGTTTGCCATCTATGCCTTTAGCCATAATTAGTCTGTACAAAAACCAGCAGAACAACCTGACCCACCACCGTAGAAAAAATCTAATTGTGGTGCAATCTTCTCAACCTGTTCCATTGTCATCTTGTGTAAAAATCTTCTACCCGTCCTTGCCTCCATTTCTTTAGCCCATTGCATAACGTTGGGAGCGTCGTCATAGTTCTTACGTAATTGCATAGGGTGTTTCCAAAAGCACATCTGACAATTAGAATCTTTTGGGAATACTATGTCTTTGCCCTTCCAAAACTGAGCTACTTGGTAGTGATCTACCCTGTCCTCAATAAGCGGAAACTCCAAGTCTCTCCAAGTTACTTCCTTCCACTTTCTGCGCCTTGTGCCGTAGTTATTTGAGTGAATAGGATACCTACTCTCTGTCGTCGCCCGTTCTGCCCGCTCTTTTTCATCATACCTGTATCCTATCTGCATGGTAACGAACTCATGGTTGAAGTAACAATGCTGAAATATCGGCTTCAATTTCATGTCCTGAGTGCAGAACCGTTGGTTTTGATTAGGAAGTGCATTAGAGTGGTTTTTGATTACTTTCTCAAACGTATCTCCTACCAGCCACTTTATCGGCTTGCCGTACTTCTGTTCTAAATCCAATACCACCTTAACAGTGTCGGGGTGTTCGGGCGTGCCTATTACTTCCTTTCCACATTTGTCCTGCACCTCTCTCCAAACGCCCTTGTCAGGGTGAGCGCACAAAGGTTCTTCGTTTGTTACCAACGCAAACAAAGATAAGTCCTGATGGTAATTAGCGTATATGTATGCGGATGTCTTACCGCCCGATAAACTTAAGACCTTAACCATTCAACTATCTTTTGCATCGTCCACTCTACTTCCATTCCATCATCCCTTCGGATTCGGTAAATGTCTTTGTAACCAGCGGAGCGTTGCCCCCTTACTTCGTACTTGCGACCCCCTATAATGAATCGCTTGTGTTCAAAGTAGTGCTTCTTGTGATTGCCGTAATTTCTGGAGAACAATGGGTTGCCTTCGTGCCAGTCGTCAGGTGTTCCGTCTACGTAGTCTTGTCTCATTTTAGAATGGGTTATCAAAATGTTCGTTTGGTTCAAGTTTGCTTTCTTCAATCACGCTCATGCACTCAGCGTGCCAGCCTAACTCCACATTAACATTGCTTGCCCCGTTCCTGTTCTTTGCTATCAAAGATATGAATTTCCCCGCAGCATTAAAACCATTCCAATCAAGGTTGTAATACTCAGGACGGTACGCAAACATAACAACGTCTGCGTCTTGCTCAATCGCTCCCGATTCTCTCAGGTCTGATAAATTAGGAATCTTATCGGGTCGGCTCTCTACGTTTCTTGAAAGCTGGCTCAATGCTATCACAGGTATATCTAAATCCAATGAAATTAACTTATGCTGTCGGCTTATGCTTTCTATCTGCTGCCGTCTGTCTTTGTCGTCCGATGTCATCAACTGCAAGTAGTCAGTACCAAGGCAATCTATACGCCCCTCTGCGTCTAACTGCTTGCACTTTGCGTACAGGTCTTTAATCTTGTCGCACCGAAGTATAGTTAGGTTTTTCAGATACTCGCATTTCGTTATCGCATGGTCTACCGTGTCAACCTTGTGCGTTCCTTTGATAAACCCTGATGCGCTTAACCCCGTTTCCTGTGAAAAGAAACGTGCGTGTATTTGTTCTTCGGGCATCTCCAAATTATTCAAAACGCATTTGTAGCCCTGTTTCAAAAGGTGTCTAAGGTGGGTGATTAACTGAGCAGACTTACCCATGCCAGGTCGCCCAGCAATGACGTATAGCCCTCCCATCAAACCGCCTAAGAATGCGTCTAACTTGGTCAGCCCTGACGGCATACCTACAACCTCCCCCGATTGCGCTTTTTCTGCTATCGTTATGAGTGCCTTGTTTATTTCAGTGTGATCCCTGTCCTCTTGTTTCTTGCTGAGAACTTTAGAAGATGCCTCAAACAATAGGTTTGCGCTCTTGTCTGCCGGTTCGTTCTTTTTTATGTTCTGCAATACCTTTTGCGCTGCTACCTTCAAACTTCTACGGTCGGCACTCTCGTTCAATAACATAATGTACTTATGAAATTGGTCTATACTTTCTACCCCCACCGACTCCATTACTTCATCATAGCCGTCTTCAAAGAACTTTAGCACCAAGTCATCTACGTACTCGTCTGCGTTAATGTATTCTTCGTAACGATCAAAGATGTCCCTGCGTCTTTCGTTGTCGAATATATCAGCAGTTATCAGAGTCTTGTATCGAAAGTATAGTTTTCTGTCTTCTATCAGGCTACCAAGCACCGCTATCTCCATTTCTTGCTGCCTCATCCTTTCAACATTTTGGTGTATATGGATAGTGATTCTTTGGCTTGGCGAACCCCATCTTTTATCGCTGGGTCGGCTGCGCCTTGAAACATCTTTATGTATTCACGGTTGGACATAATTATCTTAACCATGCTTTTTCGGATCATAGGATTCATACTGTTGTTTTTGCTTTGGCTCTTTCTTGAGCCATGTCTTTGCGGTAAGGTACAACGATTTGTACTTAGTGTTTTTAGGGTAGTTCTCTATTTGGTCTATGATAGTATCAACCTGCGATGGTGTATAACCATCTTCAACAAGTTTATTAAACTCATCTTTAGTGATACTCAATTTACCAAACTCCCTATATACTTTCTTATCATTCTTATTATTCTTTTCATTCTTGTTTGTGTCCTGTGGCTGTCCTGTTGTTGTCCTGTTGCTGTCCATCTGTTGTTCAGGTTTCTGATACTGACCCCAGTTAAGTATTGATATACAACGGTTTCGGTTGTTCGTTTGTTGTTCTATTTGTCGCTCTTTTTCAAACACTTTCAATATCCTTTCCACTTGACTTTCTGAAATGCCTGTTTCTGCGGATAGTGCTTTTCGCCCTGTCACGAACTGACCTGGTTCAAGTTCAACACTCTCGCCGTTCATCCAAAACTCTTTGCCCTTGTGATTTGCTTTTGTCAGTAGATGTACCCACAGATGGACGTACTGAGATTTCCTGTACCATCCTTTGTTCTGAATAGATCGGTAAAGTTTGACCCACCCTGAAACGTAATTCTCTTGATAATCTTCGACCATGTGTAGTTTTTTTATACTGTAGTTTAAATAAGAGAGAGGAAAGGAACTACAGTAAACCTTTTACGCAGCCGCTAAGCTGGCAACCTCTCTTAATAGACGTAAATATAGTAGAATGGTTGCGTCAATCACAAACTTTTCCCATCAACTTCTTCCCATGCTTGGCTAAACTCTTTATCCTTAAACAGCTCGGTTAGACCCGTTATTTGAGAAAGCCTTAACACTTCGTCTTGGTCCATCCCCAATTCTTTAGCAATCTTCTTTGGTGACCAGTTCCGCTTTTTTAGGTCTGCCACAATTTCAGCCATCGAATCAACACGATGCTTGCCTCTGGCGCGGTTGTGTCTTATAGTTGACGCAACACGGTCATTTATGCCTGTTTGACTTTCACGTATAGTAACCACAGGCAGGTAACCTTTAACTCTTTCCCTAACATCATCACATTCCTTTCCTACTCTGTTTCTGTGAAACCCATCTATAACAACTCGCCTATTATCTTCTTCCATAGAAACAATGGGCTGAGTATATCCATCGTTAGTGATTGACAATCTAAGCAATTCCATTTCAGGTGGAGCAACGCTGTTAGGGTTGTAGTCATTTGCGTGAACGGTGTCGTTTTTAACCCATAAAACACAGTCAACCGGCTCATCTTTGAACGGGCTAATCTCATGAAGTTTTGTTTTGACCCTGTTTATAGCTTCAACCTTTTGATCCAATTCCAACGAATCAATCTCCTTTAGTAGTTCATCTAAGTTTTTCATAGTTCAAATTTTGATTCTTCTCTTTTTCTTTTTTTCAATTCAAGGTATTTTCTGTAAGCGTCTGTTTTGTGTTGAGTAAATCCAAGCCCCTTCATCCAGTAGTCATTTCTTAAAAGACTCTTTGCAATCCGCCTCCATGACGGAACAAGTTTTTTGCTTTCCAAAATATACGGGGCTTCATCGGGTATCCCGTTAGGATAGCCTCTTTCTTCCCACCACTTTATGAAGGTGAATATCTTGTTGAGATAATGCTCCTTTGTTTGCTTTGGTATGCTTTCAAGAAACAGCTCAGAAAACGATTTCCATGTATGACCTTCAGGCTTTGTTATCTTATTGTAACCGTTTATTGAGCCTGATTCATTCACGTATAACGCCCCTGAATTAGCACCACTAACCCTGCTCACAACCTTTGCCCATGTTTCAGGCTCAATCAAATGAAACAACCACAACCCCCTTCTTTGGTCATCACCGTATGGCTGGCATATCCTTTGTTGATGTATGCTTAGCCCTGCCCTGTGCATAACATCGTAAAGTTCGTTGTGCCTTTTATCAGGGAACTTAGCGTGGTAAATCCAAATATCCTCTGTTCTCCAATCGTAAATAGGGTATACGTTGTAGGTGTTTTCTGTTACTTGAGTTGTGTAGCCTTTGTCTTTCCACTTTACCTTCTTGTCGCTGGCAATAGTCCTGTACCTGTTTAGTGATTCATCCGTCCTAATACCGACAAGACACGCTGTTCTTTTTCCTTCTGAATACCACTCCCCAAACTCAGGAACAAACTCTTCAAACTCCATGCCCTTCCTAAAAAACGGGAAGTAATCCTCATCGGTTATTGCAAACTCCGGAGGTGTTCTTATCCAATCTTCCTTTTTATCTGGATCGTAGCACAACCAAAACGGCTCATATACGCTCACAGCGTTTCTTAAGTGCATAGGCAATGCAACCCAGTAAACATCCAGCACATCTCGATATTCGTCAATCATTTTTAATGCGTGGTCTATTGTTAGCTTATACTGCCCTTCAAGGTCAATTAACAGTAGTCCTATCTTAATCCCTCTTTTTCTCGCTTCTTCCGCAACAATATGAAGCATAACTGTACTGTCTTTTCCTGCGCTAAACGACAAGTACACTTTTTCAAATTCATCAAACACAAAGTTTATCCGACTTACGGATTCTTCATGTACGTTGGTTTTTAATCTATATTTAGGCATAGCTGAATCCTTTTGTTTTTATTTTTCCACTCGTTTAGAACTTTTTCGGCTTGTCTATCTGCTCTTTTTTGCACTTCATCCGAAAGTTGGGACCACGCCTCCATTGTTACCGTAGACGGTATACCAGCGTACAAGCAGCACGCTGCCTGACCTATGTAAGCAATCTTATTAAGCCCTTCATTAGTCAGGTTGTGTTCGCAGGAATACCGCCACTCGTTTATTACTCGCCTCATGTTGTGAGCGCACTTCTCGGGGTCGTTAAACATTTCAACCGCTTTTGATATAAGCGTTGTTTTTTCAGCACCCGAGCAGTTGTTGTAAAATCCTGCGGGATAATCTTCCCACATTTTATAATGATGGTACACTCTCATCAGTCCTCCCCTCTTAATCGTTCAAGTTCGTTAGCCTCTTTCCTTTGTCTATAAGGTAGATTCTCCTTATGAACATAGTGGTCTGGTTTTTTGCCTTTCCTAAATATGTGGTTAAACATTGCGTTGGTGTCGTAGTCCATGTAGTAACATAGGTCATCGAACTGCTTAACGCTCATTGTGTGGGGTGATTCAATCTTTGAACTGGCGGTGTTCAGGTGGCATCCCCATACGCTTGCAACCTCTTTAATACTTACGCCATTCTGTCTTAGGATTTCTTTCATGCCAACAAACATAGGTAAAAGATTTCTAAAAAAAAACTTGTGTGAGTAAAAAATGGTTCGTATGTTTGTCATGTAATCAAAAACAAAACGATATGAAAACCACAATCAAAGTAACCAACGAAGAGAAGTTCAACGCACTTGTCTATGACGTAGACACCAGCGAACTCAGCGGAATCAACCCACGAACAAACTCATGTGAAGGCAACTTACTAATTACACATAAAGGTTGTGTAACCGAAGAATGGGATGGCGAACACGGTGTAAACGAATACAAGGATGACTTTGGCTTTATCCTAATTTCAAACGAACAGGCATGAAAGACGACATGAGAGAATTTGTAAAGGGCGAACTAAGATACATAGACGCTCTAATTGACGCAGAAGAGAAGTTCCTAGACGCAAGAAAAGACTTCACGGTAAACATTGAAAAGTTGGTCAAGTTAGACCTCATGAAATACCACGAACGAAGGATGGTATTGTGTCAAATGAGCCGTATATTAGAAGAGCCAGTTCAGGAACGAGAAAAGAAATACATTCTATAAACCAAATCAATATGAAAACAAGTAAGATTAAGAACATACAAGGAGCTGGAGACTATGACTCTAAGCACGGTAAACTCTACAAATTTGAGTATGAGTTTGAGGATGGAACGATATTAACCGCTAACCACAAGACCCAGCAGTCGCCATTTAAGATAGGCGATGAGGCTGCATACGAAGTGAAAGGCACAAACGACTACGGCAGTTGGGGTAAAGTTTCAAAGCCCGATCAGAACTTCGGAGGGGCAGCAAGCGATCGCAGACACTCGGAGGCGCACAAAGAAGTACGTGACGATAACCGTAACCAGTCAATCATTCGACAGACGTGTATTAAAGCAGCTGCGGAGTTTCACGCTCAGTCAAGTGCAAGTGCTGACGATGTGATTAAGACAGCACAGAAGTTCGTAGACTTTGTGAATGGCACGGAAAAGAGGTCAAGCCCCAAAGGGTTTAACTCTAAGACAATCGAACAGGACAACGTAGTACATAACGAAGACCTACCGTTTTGAGTAAGGACGAGATAATATCTAATTTACCTAATTGGTTCAAGGTAAAGGACACGGAAGCCCTCTTAGAAGCAAGGGGGTTTCTTGCTCTTCACATAGCTGAGGTAACTGAAAAGTTAAGCCGTAAGGAAGTAGAACATCCAAAGGTAAAAGCCGAAAGGAAACTGACTGTAATGTCGTCTACGCTGGCGCACTCAGGAACAGTCCAAGAGCGTGAGGCAAAAGCACACGATGAATGTAAGGAGTTGATAATGCGTGAGGCGAAATTGGAAGGCGAGATCAAAGGACTAAGGCACTACGTGGAATCAATGAAAGAGGTAACTAACGCTATTGCAGCGTACCTAAAACAAACGACATGAAAGACAACGTACGCACAACGGTAGGTGGAATCTTCTTGGTCGTATGGACTATGGGTAGCCTTCTAATAGCCAACGATGACCTTTGCAAAAAGCGAACTGACGCAATTAACGTGAATACCGACACCACATTGACGCAGTTAATATATTATCCAAAAGGGCAAGATACTGCACATTATGAATAGTATGTTGTGCTTTTTGGAAGTAACAACAAAAAAAAGTGCAGAAAAACGCACACAAGTAAGTGCATCTTCTGACGCAACGATGAGAACGGTCAGTAGATACTTTGACGAATGATAAACCCAAATTATTAGGGTCTAAGTCACAATGTCAAGTAAACGAACCAAAATAGTTGACTATACCCGATGTGGTATAACTATACAATAAACATAGTTGACTATACCCGAACGGGAGTAAAGATTACACCCGTATAAGGAACAGGGGTAAATGTTACGCTTAACGGCTATTAAACGTATTGGAATTTTCAGGATAAAGCTGACTAAATAGATACAAATGATAACGTAAATAATAAACACAGTAAAAGATTATGAAAAACGAAATTATCAAAATAGCAAAAGACCTTGAACAAGGCACAATAGATACAATTAATGCACAAACCCTTTTATTGGGTTTATTTAGTGTTAGCCACTGCGATTTTAAAACAGTTAAAGTCGGTGACTACATAAAATGCACAAAACTATACCCGCAATCGAAAAAGTATACTGTAGGGAAAGTATATCAGGTAACAAGAGAACGAAATGATAAATGGTATGGTGAGCAGATAGCTATAAGAGATGATAATAATAAACTTACATGGATTACTCGAAAACATGGCATTAGTTTTACAGAATTTGCTTTAGTTAGTTGTGGCTAACACCCTAATAAACGCAATAACGATAACCTTCTGTAACGGAACGATAAACGCAACTACTAAAAGAAGGAGACTAACCAGCCAACAACAACCCCGCCTACACCTGAAAGGATGCCCGTCAAGAGCGTCCTTTTTTTCTGCCTGCCTATTTCTTCGTTAAGCCCTTCGATACGCTGGTCTTTGAGTACGATCACATCAGCCTGTTTGTCGTTAGCCTCCACCAGATTCTCAATCGCCCCCGCTTGGATTTCGTTCTTCTCTTCAAGTCTAACTATTAGCGAATCCTTTACAGGCTCATTCATTAAACACCGTACACATTCTATTGCTTTCTCCTTGCGGATGCAGATGGTGTCAGCGGAGATAGATTGTGAATAGGCTATCGAGTTCAGTAGCAGTAGCGTTATTGATAAAGTCTTCATTTTTGATAAGTTGAATTTCTAACTTTCGTATCTGTTCGTTCTTTCGTGCGTCCATCACCAAAAGACTGTCAGCCCGTTTGCGGGCATTTTCAGCGTCTCTAAGCAATCTTTCCTCTAATCCTGTTTCCACTCTATACTCGTGGTTCTTTGGTGCGCTTAGAAAGCCTAATATGAAGGCAGCACAAATAGCGATTATCCAATGCTCATTTCTCACGACCCGCAAATTTACTTCCTACATTACCCAAAACTAAAGCTACCGTTGTCCATTCCCAAAACCTGAACAGCTGGTCCGCTGTGATTTCTCTATTAAAGAACCATAGCCCACCGCTTAGTCCAACAAGAAGGTAAAAGACTAACATCTTTCTGCCCCCTACAAATTCATATAAATCTTTCATAACTTAACTTTTAGTTCTCCGTCATAATATGGCATCCCGTGTTTCGCTGCGTACTCTCGAACGTCAAAACATGGACACGCTTTTACATTAAACTGATTGTGTCCAGCCATTACCAAATCATGGTACACCTCTTGCCACTTTAGGAAGTCCTTAATAATGGAATTGAACTGCTCTACCGTTATGTTGTCTTCGGGCTTTCCGTCATCGCTCTTGCCTCCTGCGTAACACACCGCAATGGAATCGTGATTGTGTCCTAACGTGTGCGCCCCCCAGTGTCTTAAATCTCTGCCCTCCTGTAAAGTTCCATCTCTTTTTACAAATCGGTTATAGCCTATGTCCATCCATCCTTTTGCCTTGTGCCATCGTCTTATATCTTCAACATCGAAATCCTGGTCGGCTTTGGTGTAAGCACAATGGATGATGTAATACTTTATCCCTCTTGATATTGCTGGGTATTCCATTAAAAGATATGTGTTAAACGTGCTATTTGTCCGTGAAATTTATGATGAATGAATCCTTCAACCGCCTTCGGGGCGTGTTGGTAACCATTACGGTGATGCCATCCGTCTGTACCTGATGGGCTTCGCATTGATTCAACCGTAACCCCTACCAAGTCTTTACTTGTTTTGTGGTGGACGTGGTGGGTATAGATGTATCGGTGTTTAGTCTTTGACCAATCTAAGGGTGTTTCCTGTGCCATCAACAAAGGAAGGTCAGAAGTCTTTGCACCGTCCCCGTGAGTTGTTCCAATTAAGTTTGAGTAATACCTGTAATACTTGCGATGCCTCATATCCGCATCAAAGTCAACCATTTCGCAGTTGTGAAACCAACATTGCACAGCATCCAGCAACTGAAATCCACTCATAAAGTCATGGTTAGACGGATTGAAAACAACCCTAACAGGAGCAACCTGTATAAGCATTTCGATTATATCCGTGTATAGTTTACGTCCCATTATGAAATTCGTGTACCACATTTCCGAAGTGTCCTGCGGTGTTCCGCTTGTTGTGGTTCGTTTTGGCGTGTCGATGTGTAACACGTCATTTCCCGCCACGAATAGTATCTCATCAATAGGAAACCCTTGCGCCTTTGAGATAATGCCTCTAACGCCATCTAAGACCCTTTGGACGGCTATCTGGCTATCGTAGTCTTCCCCTGTTTCAAACGAATCACAAAGTTTCCCTATATGGATATCGGCAGGGTCTATAACTAACAGATGCCCTTCGTTAATGCTTTCATATTTAATAACAGGGTATTCAGGAGAATAATCCTGCATTTCTTGGATAATCTGACGCTTGACATCTAAAACGTCTTTCTGATTCTTGACATGAATTGAAAAGTTCTTACCCTTGTGCCAGTAGTGGTTGACTGAATCGGAAGGAATACCCACCTTCTCACACTCGTCTTTTAGTGCTTTGTGAGTTTCAATGGTTTCCTTTTCGTCAGGAGTTACCCAATAGTAGTTGCAGTTGTTAGGGGTTAGCCCCATTTCAACCGCTTGTTCACGGTTTAGATAAACCCGTGTTTTCGTTCTTCCCATGCCGAAAAGTTAAGGCAAAATTATTTACCCTTACGCCATTGGCGTATTTTTAACATTAAGGTAATCAAAGCAATACCGCAGCCTAACAACACAGCAATGGTCTGCCCCACTTCGTTTATCACCTTAATGTACGGGCTTATCGCTGCAAATATCGCTGCTGGAATCCCTATTATTTCTTCGTGTCCCTTCATCCCATTTCCTTTAACTGATTCTTTATAAAGACCTCAACGTCCTTGTCCTCCCACGTTTCACCGTAGGACATTCTGTTCGGTAGTTCCATACCATACTCAGAACCGTCCTCAGAGGTAATGTGAACCCACACCGTACAAGTGTTGTTGTAGTGGTCTATGACTTGCTTTATACGCCATTCGCTGACGTTGATAATAGCCGTGTAGTTGTCGTGTGTTATGTTCATAATCCTAACTCTGTAAAGGTGAATTGCCTTTTAACAATATAAGTTATCGTGTTTATCTTTAGATTTCGTGCAACGAACTGAACCGAATCGGAATACCTCATAGCGTATGTGTTATCACTAGGACTAGTGGTAGATGTCCAAGAGTCGTCCGTTATACTGAACGGCGTGTAGTTTAATCCGCTTTCGTAATTTACAAGTGTGTGTAACTCGCCAGCATTAGGCAAATACCAATCGCTATAACTCCCTATTGTGTACGGCTGTCCACTCATTGCCGTAGCCCAATTAACTCCTGCACCACCCTGCACTACCCGATACCAACCGATCACGGTTTCCGCTATGTAGTTGGTAGTCGCCCAATCAATCACTATATCATTAGCATACGTCTGACCGCCTAACGTATCTGTGAATCTGTTGGTGTTTCCGAATGGATTGTTAAAGTCAAGTGTGGTAAAATCCGAACCTCTACCACGTTCTAAGTCACCATCGTCCCCCGTTGCATAACTTGTGGTCTGCCCTGTTTTGTAAGGGTTCGCTGAGTTATACCTTTCAGGGCATGGGTTTATTTTAATAGTAACAGCCATTACACTTCAAATTGCACTAACCATTCGTTTACCATACCAGCGACCATGTCGTCCTCCCACGTTGGGTCGTATGGCATATCTTCAGCAGTTACACCAAATGAAGCCGTGTTGGTGGTTAATATAATATCCACGCTTAACAGTCTGTCAATAGCTTTATCCCGAATGGTGTTCATGTCAACCGTTACCGTTGGGTTGTCTATCTCTACTTTGAATTGTTCAAATTTGTAAGTTGCCATAATTTATGATAATGTTGTTCCTGTTACTGTGAATGTGCGGCAGGGGATTGCTCTGTATGATGCAGATGTGTTTGTTTTAATTCTATCCCTTACCATGTTATTGTTTGTATTTTGAAAAGTCAAAGCATTTCCAGTAGCCGCTGCATTTGTTGTTGAACTCCAAAAAACAATTCCCGTACTAAAATTAAAAGGCGCATAATTCAAAGGGTTTGAAGCATTTGAATTTTTTAAGTTTATCAACTCATTTATATTAGGTAATCTCCAACCGCTCGTAAATGTTCCAATAGTAAAATTCAAAGAATTATCAATTGCGTCATTCCAATTAAAATCAGTGTATGTTCCTCTTAACCTATAATACCCCAATACCGTACTACCATCATAAGTGCTCCAATCAATTACTATATCATTCGTGTAGGTCGTACCCCCTAATTCATCTGTAAATCTATCTGTATTACCAAAGGGGTTATTTGAAGCCAACGTGTAAAAGTCCGTTGCCCTGCCTACCTCCAAATCCCCATCGTCTCCTGTTCTATAAGAAGTGGTTTGCCCCGTTTTCATCAGCGTAGCACCAACTGGCGCACCGCCAGCAGCAGGCACTTCAATCGTTACCGTATTGCCAACAATACTTACAGCATTAGGAGTTACAGGGCTACTTCCATCAGTAACATCAATATCAATAGTCTTAGCACTTACAACCGTACCTTCCAAAGAACTATTGACGTTTACATTTGAATCAGGGACAACCAACGTGCCACCGCTTTCAATCGTATCTGTATAGCTTGCATCGCTGTTTTCTACATTAGCATCGGGTGCAGTAATATCTTGCGCTTCCGTTGCAGGAACATTCGTAGTGGATAGCGTATTATTCGCTGTATCTTTTAGCGTAATCACACTATCGTCAACCCTCCAATACTGCCCTTGCAAGCTGCCTATTTGATCGCTTGTATTTTCTTTTCTAACCTCAATCGAATCACTATCTCCGCTCGGTATCGTAGCTACTTGTGTGCTGTTGATGCTGAATGTCGCATCAGGTGCAGTTATGTCGTCACTTGTTCCGCTCGGTATATTGGTCGTACTTAAAGTAGTGCCGTCCGTGTTTTTCAAAACAGCAGTAGCATCATCGCAATAAGTGCTTATATCAATTTGTTGATTCTCATAAACAGGAAAGGTCAATGTTTGCTGCAACACATCGTTTTGGTCCACCACGTTGATGGTTTCATCGGGAGCAACAATTGCATCACTATCGCCACTTGGAATAGCCCCTGTATCTATTTGAGTTGACAGCGTGTTCTCTAACGTCCAAGACGCATCAGGTGCGGTGATTATTTCGCTATCCCCCGCAGGAATTGCGGTGGTTGAAATAGTAGTGCCATCTGTATTCTTTAGAATAGCAGTAGCGTCCCCGCTCGCAGGAATCGTATAACTCCCACCGCTTGCAACGGTAGTATTAACCGATCCGTCAGCGTTTAGAATTGTAACAGGCGCACACGCGGGGCTTAAATCCATTTCCAAATCGTAGGACGAATCTAAAGGAATAGAACATAAGTCCGTTGGGTCCTGGATTGAAAACGTAAAGTCTGCAAACCAACCAAAGACGCTTTCGTTTTCTTTGTACTCAAACCATTGAGCGCTTGGTCGGTTGTCGCCCAAAGTGATAAACGACCGCCAGCGTTTAGAACGCATTACATTGTAAACGTCCTTTAGTATCTGCGCGGTGTCGCTCTGTACGTCGTCGTAATTTTCTCTCCCGTCACGTACTAAATCACTGATAAAAATGGTTACAGTTAACTCAGTTGTCAGGTTGCTCATGGTGGCATTTTGCACCGTTACAACCATCGAAGGGTGCGTTAAAGCATTCCCGTTGTAAGCGTCCACAAACCGCCCCCAATAGAACGAATTTAATTGCTCATGCGCCTCAAACAACTCTTGAAACTGATCCCGTATTTTATTTACACTATTCAGCATTTCGGTCTGTTACCTTTTACGAACATGAAACTCTTAGAATTGCCTTGCTTTTCAGGCTTCATCTGCTCGGCTTTTGTTGGGTCGTAATCATCGTACTCAGGGAACGAACTTTTATTATCCAACAAATACCCAATCATTCGATTTTTGTAGAAACTTGCGTCTTTGCGTACTTCGTCCCGTAAATACTCCACTTCGTCAACTGTCGAAGGTTGCCATTCGGGGTCTTGGCTTCGACCTACCCCTGAGTTTCTTGCTTTGAAAGTGATATGAGGAAAACACTTCATTTCTACATACGCAGCCATGCAAGGCACTATGTAATTATTCAACAATGTTTGGTAAACACCCGTTACCGTTCCCGCTTCTACTTTGTTAAGCATAGAAACATACAGCGGTGTGCCTAAAATCGGTTGAATAGTCATATCCTGAACCCTGCGTATCATTTTAGAAACCGTTTCCGATGAAACGTTCTTAGACAACACCATATAGTCGTCTAACTGCCCTGCGTTTATTAAATACCTAAACTCCATTACCTTTCAATTAAAAGTTGCGACCATGAGTGACGGCAAAACGGTTTGTTTTTACCGCCATCGTTCCACCATCCACCCCTATAAGTCCACACGTCACGACCTACACGGGTGGAAATAGTGCTGATTTCTTCTCTTGTAAACACCTTTCCGCTTCTCAATAAAGTCCTGCAAAAGTCCCGCGTTCGCCCTTGCCCTAAATCGGGCGGACCTTCAACGCCTGGTGTCTTTACATATTCATAGACTATCTCGAAAGACCTCTGTTCCTTAGATACTTCGTCCAACCCGTCGGGTGTTACGTTGCCATCCGAATCAATGAACCCCGAAGATGTAAGCGCATCAATGATCTGCCGTACTTCTACCTGAGTGATCCCAAGTGAACGGGCTATCTTCTTAACTGAATCGCCATTTTCAATGCCTATCAATACACCTAAGTCACGACCGTCTACGAATTTATGTCCTTTTAATTCCTTTTCAAACGTGTCGAGTTCTTCAGAAGTAAACACCGCTGGCAAATTCCTTTCTGCTATTACCTTAAACTTGCTCTTTTCTTCCCCGACCTTCATCAACTCGTTTAACACAGGGTCGCCTTCTTCCTCCGTAGGCTGTTCGGCAGGCTTTTCGGTAGGCTCTATTCCGAACGCTTCTAAAACTTGCTCGTTAGACAGTGCGTTTACAAGTTTAGTGGCGACCACTTGCGGTGCTTTTTGGATCTTCTCTAACAGTGAATCCGATTCCTTTACACTCAATGGAGAATCGGGTAAGCACAATTTAATCTCACCCTCTACACCTGCAATCTGCATAAGGTACTTTAGAGGCACTTTAAGAAACTGGTGCGCTGCTTTTACATATCCTTCTACAAATGCGTTAAACCCTACCTGTAACTCGTTAGAATTGCCTAAAGAACCAGGTGTTTGTACTCCAAATAGCGCAGGTGTTGTAATCGAATGAGAATATAGAATAGACTTGGTTACCTGTTCGTACTGATTAGCGTACCTATCGGGAAGGTCGTTACCAACCAAAGAATTTATTGATACATCTTCTTCTCCAAATGTCACCAATAGACTGCCTGACGCATCGCGGTTAGTACCGCCCGTTTGAATTTCGTCCCTAATCTCATCTTCGTCCTCTGCGTTTTCAGGTCGCCCGTCCCTAAAGTGGATGTGCGTGCCTGACTTGAATCCATTGATTACCTCATAAAATCCGAAGTAGTTAATTTCGGCTTCGGTCATCATTGCAGGAATACCACCTGAATACAAAGGCTTAGGATATACCCCTAAATCGTTTTTGTCGTAACTCTTTGTCTCGCTTGGAAAGTAAAGAACCATTTTCCCGCGCGGGTTCTCAGGATCATAAGCAGGGTATTCTTTTATTCCAAGTTCTGACTGATTCTCCCAATTCTTGCAATGCCAAAACGTTGAATAATCCTTGTTGGTTCTTAATTCATCGAATCCTATCGGCTCAAAGTAACTAAAATCACCCGCAAGGTCAAAGCATACCAATATAGCACATCCGTTGTACCTTTCGCGGTCGTTTGTTATTGCTTCGTATAACTCTTGTAGTTTATACTCGCCCTTTACGTTGTTGGCAAAACTTGCAAACGCTATTTCATCGCCCTCAAACTTTAACCCCGCTGAAGTAATATAATTGACCTTAGAGTTAAGGATGTTAGCGTGCATAGAACTTTCATCCGCAAGCCTGTTAAGGAACTGCGGGTAGTCGTTCTTTCTGCCCCATGCAATTCCGTAAGTGCCTTTAACCTCTCGCGGCTCAGGTACTTTTTTAGTTACGCTCCAATCGGTGCTAAATTTTAATTTCTTCATATCTTATACACGAAATTGTCATTGTCAGGCGCGTTACCTGAATACGTTGTTGGATCGGGAGCAATAACATCGACTATCCCTTCTTCTACAAGTTCATCCGCTAAGTCAGGGTCTGTATTTGTTGGCGATGTCTGTGCATATACCTTGTAAAACCACTGACCAGGATAAGTTAAAGTAACCGTTGTTCCTTCGGTTATCTCAAACTTGTTATATCTCCTTCTCTGCGGTGCCGTCGCTGTGTCCGCTATTATCACCGCCACGTCCGTCTTTTGCTGTGGGTGGTTGAACACCCAAAGATACGTCGGATCGCTTATTGTTGTCAGCTCGCTTAGTGTTACCCTTACGTCGTTTGACTGTCCCTGCACTATTTTTATCATTTTCAAAGTATTTAGCGACCAATCCGAACGCCTCAAAGTATCGGAAATTCTCCATTGTAACCTCCAACAACCCCACAGGTTTAAGATACACCTGTTTTCCTTTATATTCGTTTCTTACCTTCATTTTTTTCAAAAAAATAGGGGGTGGTGTCCCCACCTAACCCCCCTTTACGGTTTCCCAACCAAATAATTAAGATTCAGGTATTAACAAATTTGCGATAATGGTAGAATCTACGTCGTATGCTGGTGCAGTTTCCTGACCGTTTGCCGTAATTGTGTACCCGTTACGCTCGTTGATTGTTGTTCCTGATGCGTTTTCTGCTGTCGCTACGTTAAGACCTCTATACGCCCCTAACAACTTGTATTCATCGCCTGCCACTTGCTTTACAATCGCGCAAAAACGCTGCTTTACAAGTGTTGCAATTAGATTACGTGTAGCCTTTTTGTTGTCGTTTAAGACCGCGACTAAACTTTGATCGCTCCATGACGTTCCCGCTGCTCTGTCGCTGGACGGTGTGTCTGTGAAACTTGACGCGTCGTCCGACAACTCAAATTTCCATGCACGCTTCCCGCTTTTTAGGGTAATATCAGTTACTTGCCCGTCTGTAATGGTGTAAGGAGTAGTATCGTCAAGGTCGTTAACCTTAAATACGTACACTTCCGTAATTCCACCGTTACGGTCCATGCAATCCCACTGATAACCCGCTGTTAATTCACAACTCATTTATCTAAAGTTTTAATAGCGGGGGACAAACCCCCGCGTTTTGTTATTACGACCCGCCTAAGTTCCACTTAACAATCTGATCTGCGAAAGCATAGTTCACATCTACGTAGAACTGAATACGTAGGTAGATTGCATCGTCCTTCTGATGGTAGAATACTTCTGCGCTTCCTTCGTCGCCTGATGTACCCAAGAATAGGTTTTCAGTGGATGTAGCGTAGATTCCGTACTGACCCGCTGAACCTGAAAGACCTGGCACAGCCTGAACTGTTACGTTCGTTCCTGGAAGAGTCAATCGGTTATTCTCATAGTCAACCATTGAGAAGTTAAAGTAGTTGCTATCAAACAGGTCATCTTGCAGAAGGTTGAAAGCATCCAATCCACAGAACATGATTCCCGTTCCGTCTACCTGAATTGCAGAAGGAAGGTCACGCGCTACCAGTCTAAACTGGCTGTATGCGTTAGATGAAGTCAGCGAAGATGTACCCGCAGTGTTAGCGTTAATTGCGCTTGGGCTTTCGTCAATCTTCTTTTTCAGACCGTTGATAAACGCAAGGTTACCCGCGCCCGCCTTGTCGCCTCTCCACAAAAGGTTGTCATACTCAAAGGAGTGCTTGTCAAGGATGTAATTAACAACCTGATCTTGGAAAGGAAGTTCTTTCATTTCAGCAGCAGCACCCATAGGAAGGTTCTTCTGTGGGTAGAAACCTTTGATGTCGTCGTTACAGAACTTCTTGAACACCATAACCTTTACAGGGTCAAGAAATCGCTGTCCCCAATCGTCGTTTCCTGATGCGGTAGCCTCACAAGCAGCAGCCTGATATGTTACTGTTGAATCAAACTTTTTGATTTTCTCATTTCCACCACGTACTTCCTGTGCAGTCAAAAGTGCCGCTGTACGTCCTGTGAATACCGCACGACGTGCGATGTCCTGTGAATCTTCATCGGTGTACGGTGTCAAGTCCGCAACATCCCAATCGAAGTTTTGCTTTAATGTCTTTTTAAGTGTTCCCATTATTTTCTGTAATAAGCTGGATTAACGTTTTTCATTTTTACTGGCGCTTTCTGCTTTTCAGGCTTTGGTGCTTCCTTACCAAACTTTTCAATCTTTTCGTTGACCTCTGCAATCTGAGCTGCAAATTCCTCTTTTGCCTTTGCAATCTCTTTAGACTGTTTTACAATCTTTGCTTCGTACAAGTCAAGAGTTTCGATTAGGTTTTTCACTTCCTCTTTTGAAAGTGTTACCTCCATTTCTTCCTCTTCTTCGTCTTTTGCTTCGGTTGGCGCAATAACCTCAGTTACCACTCCGTCAACGTCAAGAACAACTTGTGTTCCTTCGGGGGCGTCGCCTCCTGTTACAATGTGAGTGCCTTCGGGTGCTGGTGTCATTTCTTCTTCAGTCATAACGAACACTTCCGTTCCGACTGCGAGTTCACCTTCCCAAAAGATTTCGACGGCTTCTTCGCCTTCGCCAACAAGAGCAGACTCAAACTTTTCACGGTTCGCCATCTCCTGCGCGCGGTTTTTCTTTAATTTGAACATAATTGGTTAATACTTTACTTTAAGATAAAATACACCCCCTAATGTTCAACCCCTTGCTTTAGTTTTTGCAAATTTATACATCCGCTTTAGCTTTGCCTGACGGTGCATTTCTACCAAAGTATGATCGAATATCCCTTCAATGCTCATGCCGTACTTGCCGTCGCGGATTTCTTCGTACTCCTTTCTGTCTTTAATATAGAATGATGCCATCCACGAACCTTCGTTGATGTTTTGATCTTTGAACGCTTCAGGCACTCCGATACCTTTGCGGGAATCAATGATGAATGAATCCGTCATTACAACCTCAATATCATCTTCGTCAGAATGGTATTTACTTGCGAAGTTGTTGTAACCTTCTTCCATCACTTGCTGTCGTACTTTCCTAACCGTGTCTTTGGGGAATCTTACGAAATACTCCCCTTCTTCATCGCGTCGGTAAATCTGTACGTCTGCCTGAATCATAACGCCCATAATCTCCTGAAGGTCGTCATTGGCAAAGAACTGTTCACGCCCGTTAAACGCTTGCGCCTTCTTCATATGTGCAGGGTTCTTGACAAAGCTAAACTTGTCCATTATCAACCCGCTTTCGGGGTCTATGTCTAAATCGTATAGTGGTAACATATCTAAAAGATTGAATTATATATCAAATTGTTCAAGTTTCGCGGATTTGTGCTATCTGATTGACTCTATTCTGCGTTCGTGTTATATCCCCTTCGGTTACATATACCCGTTGGCTCATTTGACCACCTCCACCGCTTCCAGGCAATAACGTTTCAGGGTCTATACCCTCCGCGTCAGGTGTTGACGGTTGCGATGTTGTACCGCTAAACGAAGGCGCGGGAACAGATACCGAACCACCGCCTCCCGACGGGTTAAACTTTTGTGCTGCTATCGCTGCTATTTGCACCGCCCCTGTTGCGGCTGCGAACGCGCTAAACGGTAACCCGAAAGTAACGGGCGATGCTGCTACCGCGCCCATGATTGCTTTCGATGTTTCAATAGCAGTAGACGCAATGTTAAAGGCTTTCTCACGGTTAAATCGGTTCTTCTGTTGTTGCAGGCTTGCTTTCTCGTCTTTGTTTCTTAGGTTGTCCTGTAATTGATTAAACGCATTGTTGAGTTGTGAGAACGAACTAAAATACTGGTCAACTATTGCAATTCGCTTTTCAAATTCTTCATTGAATTGTTGCAACCTTAGTTGTCGGGTCTTTCGATCTCGTTCCGCACGCCTCTCTTCTTCTGACTGGTATTCGTTGTTGTATTCCGTTACAACCATCTTTCTGTTCTCGGCTGCGCGACGTTCCTCTTCTTTTAACCGTTCCTCCCTTCGCTGCGCTGCTTCCTTTTCCAGTTGTTCTATCTGCTCAATCCTTCGCTGGGTTTCGGTTTTCTCAATTCTCAACAAATTTGCTTGGTGTTCAATTTCAAGCTGCTCCAATACCTCTGCATGACCTTTATATTCATCTTGAAGACGCTCGTACCTTAATCGCTCTTGTTCTAATTCTCTTTCGTATTCGTTCGATATGTTCTCGGCTCTTAAATCTTCAAGGAACATTTCTATGTCACGCATCTTCTGAAGGTGATCCCGATACCTATCTCTCGCCTCTTGCTCTGCATCACTCTGCTCTTTTGCCACTTCCGCATTGTGAACTTTTCTATCGTGCAAAAGTTCGTCTAGCATATTTTTGGCTTCTGCAACCTCATTCCGCCGACCTGTTACAAGTTGTTTTTGAAGGTCTAGGAAGTTGCTTGATATAACGTTTGCTTCCTTTTTTGCAAGTTCTGTTCTTTCCCGCAGAATATCTTGTTCTTTGCGGTAACGCTCTTCTAACGCTATTATCTCTTTACGAGCTGTTTCAATAGTTTCGTCTAACTTCCCTTCCTCAAGTTTTGTGGTTTCCTTGCCCGCAGCACGTGCAAGTTCAATCTCTCGGTTATACCTTAACTCTACAGCCTGCCCCACTTTCCTTATTTGAGCAATTTGGTCGTCAAGCGCATCAATCTCCTTATTAAGTTCTTTTATACGTTCCTTGTGTGCTTTGACCTCTGCCCTCCTTCTTTTCTCCGCTGCGCTTATAGCATCATTCTGTGTCTTGGAGTTGATGACCCCGAAGAACTCTAACGCCTTTGTCACTCCGTAGATAGCTGCCAACAACGGACCAGCGAGTATGCCTATCAGAACCTTTGCGACCCCATTCATGCTCT